ATGAATAAATATACATTAAAACAAATACTTGAGGCGTGGACAGCTGCATATGGAGAAGATATGCTAGAAGAATATCCAGGCTTTATTAAAACACTGAAAGGAAAACATGAGTACAAGAAGTAATATAGCAATAGAAGACCCAAAGACAAAGAAGGTGAAAGTAATATACGTTCACTCTGATGGGTATCCATACGGCGTAGGTAAATGCCTGGTGGACCATTACAACAATAGACAGCTGGCTGCGCTCCTGTTCGAACATGGAGATGCATCTTATTTAGGTGATACAATTGATGAGTGTAGTTTCTACTCTCGAGATTGGGACAGGAAAGAAGAGAAAGCTCGAACGTTCAGGGATGAGTGGATGTTCATGTTTAATATGCGTGGAGATGTGTTCATCGAATATATTTATTTATTTAAAGATAATAGATGGCACGTATCAACTTCTAAATATGTTAAAACTCCAGATGGTTATGATAGCGGTACGAGTTATTATACCAAGTTTGAGCCTGTGAGCCTGAACAAGGATTACATAAAAAACAAAGACAAAGCCGAAAAGCACGTTGAGGTTAAAATGATTTCCCAAATTGGAAACATGTTGAAAGGTGCGGGCTATGGAGATGACAACGTTATAGTCCAAGGTGGAAGTGCCAAAAAAGCAAACTAAAATACAGGACCTGGCGGCAGCAATGCCGCCCGGCCACTTTAGAATGATTCTAAAGAAGAAAAAATTCAACTTGAGGTTGCAAGCGTCAAGCCACAAGCAACAAGCGGCAAGCATCAAGCAACAAGCACTTGACAAACCTGTATTATAAGATTATATAAGATTTAGAAAGGATACATATGAACAAAAAAGAAGAACAATACCAGGCAGCACTAGATCAAGCTTTTCATAAAGCTACTGGCTACCTTAAAAAAAACATGAACCCGGACGACATTGCTGCAAGAATAACTACAGCTGTTAACATAGCGTTAGGTGATGACGGCTTCAGGGCTAAGGAGATTGTTGAAAACTTTCAACAGCTCATGGAGATGGACGACACAAGATATAAAAAGCAACAAAAGTTTTATGGATAACTTATGTTAATAAAAGAAGCTAAAGAAATAACCGGCGGGCTTTCGAGCCCGTCGAAAATGCCTGGCTATGCATATAACCTGCCAGCATGGAGATGTATCACAGGTGTGAAGCTGCAAGCGGTCCCTGGATCTGTCTGTGCAGGCTGTTACGCTATGAAGGGCCGGTACAGGTTCAGGAACGTTAAGGAAGCCCTGGAGAGAAGACAGCAGTCACTGAAGGACCCCAGATGGGTAGACGCCATGGTGGTCCTGGTTACGCATTACAGCAAGAAGGTGCCCTTCTTCAGGTGGCATGACTCTGGGGACCTGCAGGGGCCTGATCATCTCAAGAACATATTTGCCGTGTGTGAAGCAACGCCCGGGGTTCAGCACTGGATGCCAACGCGGGAAGTAAAAATTCTAAAAGGCATACAACCTGAAGTTGTACCAAAAAATTTAATTATTCGTGTGTCCTCGCATATGATAGACCAGGGGCCGGTGAAGAGCTGGCCTTGGGCCTCTACAGTCATCACACGTGACCATCCATGGTATGGAGCGACTAGTGTCATGTGTCCAGCCCCTAAGCAAGGCAATGAATGCGGCAGCTGTAGACAATGCTGGAATCGTGATATAGTAAACGTTAGTTATCATAAACACTAATGACCTGGTATCACCCGAAGTATTATGCAGAATTGCGAGCTGCGAGAAAAAAGCTACAAGCACAGGAGGCTACAAGCGCCAAGCGCGTACAACCTGAGGTTGCAAGCAACAAGCAACAAGCGCAGAAGTCCTCAAGCGTCAAGCACCAAGCGAGGAAAGATACAAGCCGCAAGCATCAAGCGACAAGCAAATAGAATCTTTATTTTTAAATCCTTCTTTTTCTAGTGCCAAGATACAAGTACCTGGAAACAATTTGCAGGAGCCCTGACTGGGCTTCTTGGCAAGTATAAATGTGTTGTGTGGATGTTTCACATGAAACGCAATTTGATGTGGTGAGAACCTAATTTTGTTACCGGATGTTACCTTAAGCTCTACGGTAAAAAAGTGCCCAAAAGCATTATACCCCAATAGATCAGGAGTCCCGAATAAACTACTATTTTCAATCCTTGTCCACGATATTTTAGGTGTAATTCTTTTAAGCTCATGCCATAATTTTGTTTCTGGTTTCATTAAAATAATGACGGTAACAGATGTTTACAAAAGCTTAATTGGTGAACCCATTTGTGCTACTTCTTCATGAGTTGTAATCACTATTCTGTGTGTTTCTCTAGCACCAAAAATTTTATTTTCAACTAAATTAATACTCTGTATGTCATAATGTCTACCGTCAGGAGTTCTGACTTGAACACGTGCATCTTGAGCTACACTACTACCTTTCTTTGGTCCTACAAATCTATCAAATAACATTATTAAGTCTCTACCTTTTAACATGGGTTTTAATCCTTTCAATATAATCACTAACCTCTTGGGCTAGTTTTTTGTTGTCTTGTTTGAGCTCATTAATTTCTGCTCCAGCCTGTCTACATTTATCTTGTAAAAACTGTTTTTGCTTTGTTAAATCCTCAATTTTTTTGATTAAATCTAATTCTCCTCTGTCATCTTTCATATATTGATTTTATAAGATATTCTAGTTATATTGTCAATCATGACAGAAATACAACCTAAGAAACCAGGACTACCAGCTAGACTCACGCCTATGCAACGTAAGTTTGCCGAGATATTGGTATTCAACGAAGGCCATAAGTTTGCCTACGAGTGTGCTAAAGAAGCAGGGTATGAAGGAGACAATGCGACACTTCGTAAAAAAGCAAGTGAGCTACAAAATCCAAAATACTATCCTCTTGTGGTTAAACATATTGGTGAACTACGAGAAGAAAACTATAAGAAACACAACATATCCTTCGGTGGTCACTTAACTGAACTAGCTAAAATTAGAGACGAAGCCATTAAAAATAGATCTTATTCCGCCGCAACTAACGCAGAGAAAGCACGTGGAGCTGTAGGTGGATTATACATTGAACAAAAAATTATTAGAACTGGTAAGATAGAGGACCTATCTGAAGAAGAACTAAATGAAAGAATCTCTACAATTAAAGAAGATAATGCATTATTGTTAGATAAAAAGGAAGAAAAGAAAGAGGACCCTAAAGATAAAAAACCAAAACCTATACTATCTTAGTCATCTTAACTACCCACGACGTAGGTATCATTGTTCTATCCCCAAAAGTAATTTCATTTGTACTTGGATCTTTATCATAACTAGCAAATATTTTTACTGAGTCTTTGTCTTTAGAAAATACCCAGCCCTCGTTAACTGGTCTTGCTAATTTCATTTTAGAAAATTCTTTATCATCTGCCCAGCCCGAATCGGAGAACGCATCAACCCATTCAATCCTGTACTTTGAATACGGGATATCGTTCGGTTGACTTGGAACGACTTGTTTTCTTCTTCTCGGTTTTCTTCTCTTTGGTTTTCTTTGAGGCATAGTAATAGCTTGGATTATGTTTCTTATTGAACTTATCCCAAAAATCCTTTTCTGTCATCATCTCAATTGCCATTATAAAAGCCTCTCCTATCATAGGCCCCTATACCATTTCAAAAATATTTTTTCCACTTTTGGCGACCCAAAAGTCCCGCGCGGCCCCTATTTTGATAAAAACCGTTGGTATTCCTTGCTAATCACGAAATCACGAGATCACGTGTAAATTAAAAGTGCTGTTTTGACAATTTCATACTTTTTAAAAAGGTATAGATTCGTGATCACCCGCATAAAACCTCACTTTTTGATTTGACCCATTTTGGGCAGTCCCTTGTCGCCAGACCCTGGACACCACATTTTTGTCACAGTTGTGACAAATATATCACACTTTTACTCTTCTGTAATATCTTGTAACAAAATAAGCTTGTTCTGATTCGTAGCCACCCTGCCTAGCTGCTGTTGGATCTTAACAAACAATCCATCGAGCTGCTCGTCCGGTACGCCATTCGTTTCAGTCACAAGTAATCTACGAAGAGAATTCTCATCCTCTTGCATCTCTTTCAAGATTCTTCTTTCAACTGTTTTTATTGTTTCTTTGTTCATAATATTTATCCACCCTTTCTAAAAATCTATGTTGATATCTCACAAACTCTTTTCCTTTGACTTGAAATTTTTGAAAATAATTATCCGGAGTACACATCAATATAACTCCTTGAGTAATCTCGGATTCATGCACATGGTTATGAGCCATCGCATAAGCACCTAACTGTAAAAAATAATCATCAATCCATTCCTTACGTTTAGGTTTATTGCTTTGCTTAAA